GCAGCCGGTCACGGTGATCACATCGCGGGGCATGCGGGTATTCTACCACTTCCTGCCCGAAGATCGCGTCATCGAACGATACCAGCACCGCACATGGGTGGAACCCGACAGGATCGGGGTACCGCTAAAGACGATCCACTTTCCCCGACTTGACACCGCCCGGTGGATCATGCCGGACTACACGGTATTTCGTGACACGCCAATCCATGCCACGTTCGACCGCGAGATCGTCATGGTCAGCAATAAATACCAGTGGGAATGGTCGCACCCGCCCGTGAACTTCTTATCGGTGGAAACGCTTGACCGGATATTTACGATACTGAAAGACCGCTACACGATCATCTACAATCGCCCAGACTTCCGGTACATCCCCGACGATCTGGCCGCCACGTGGCCCCAGGAGACGTTTGGCGACTTTGACCTGATCCGTGAACGGCACCCCGAGGTTATCGACATCAACCGATTGAAGGAAACCGAAGACGTGGACTTCAATACGCTTCAGCTGATCATGGGCGCCCGATGTGCAAAGAAGATCAGCGTTCAGGGAGGCGGGTCGATACTGGCGAGCCTGACCGGAGGCACGAACCTGATCCTGGCAAAGGAAGGCGCGGAGCTGGATAACAACAGCTTCTCATGGTACCGTGAATTTTCCAACGCCACGGTAATCAGCACCACATCGGATGAAGCACTAATCACACTGATACGACGGCATTATGTATGACTACCTGATCGTCGGCGCGGGCCTGTATGGGGTCACATGCGCAAACCTTTTGAGTGAACGCGGCTTCCGCTGCGTGGTTATCGACAAGCGCCCCAACGTGGGCGGCAACTGCCATACCGAGGAGCGAGACGGCATAATGATGCACATGCACGGCCCGCACATATTCCACACTTCGGACGAGGAGGTATGGGCGTTCGTAAACCGTTACGCACATCTCGCACCATTCCGTTATTCACCCGTCGCCGTGTACCAGGGGCATACATACAGCCTGCCAGTGAACATGTGGACATTCTCGAACGTCTACGGCGTCACCCGCCCCGACCAGGTGCAACGGTTCATCCCCGCAATCGAAGACCCGAAGAACCTCGAGGATCAGGCCATCAGCATGGTGGGGCGCGAGGTATATGACCGGCTGATATACGGCTACACCCGAAAGCAATGGAACGCCGAGCCGAAGGACTTACCGGCGTCGATCATTAAGCGCCTGCCGGTACGCTACACCTACGATGACAACTATTTCACCGACCGCTGGCAGGGAATACCCACGGTTGGGTACACGGAGATGATCAGAAGGATGATCATGGGCGTGGACGTGATCACGGACCAACCCTATGACCGGTCGATGCGCAAGATGGCCCGGGAGGTCATTTATACCGGAACCATTGACGGGTACTTCGGAAATCGTCTGGGCGCGCTCGGGTATCGGTCGCTGGAGTTCGTGCATTCAAAGGAAGACACCGAAAACTATCAGGGGACGGAGGTAATGAACTACACCGACAGCTCGGTATCGTATACCCGAACAATCGAACACCGCCACTTTGCCTTCACAATCTCACCGGTTACGTGGGTGACCTACGAGTTTCCGGACGATCACACCCCGGAGAACGAACCGTACTACCCCGTGAATAATGAATCAAACAGCGCGCTACACCACAAATACACCCACCTGGCCGCAAACGAGCGCGGCGTTCACTTCGGCGGTCGCCTGGGATCATACCGGTACATGAACATGGACACGACCATCAGGCAGGCGATGGACTTCTGCCGGAATATCACACATCGCAAACCGTGACAGATAACAACCGCTAAACCACACCGACCGTCACCGCAATCACGGAAATTTACCCCAAAAATAGCGCGGTGAAAATCGAAGACATATTACGACTCCCGGCAGCGGAACAGATCACCCAGCTTCAGCAGAAGAAGGACATCCCCGACTACGCCACACTAAAAAGCCAGTACGACCCCGACGACCATAAGGTTTTGCAATCATTGTACCGGCCACAGAAGGCCGTACGCCGCGCCACAGGTACGCTGGACTCATACGGAAACGAGACATACACGACGGAATACGAGGAGGTGAACCGCATCGCGGCACCATTCCAGAGGCTTATCGTTGAGCGCGCCGTAGGCTTCCTTCTCGGAAATCCCGTGAAGCTGAAATCGGACGCCGAGGGTGAAGATCAGGAACAACTAACAGCCATGGTTCAGCGCACACTGGACGAAAACAAGGCCGACTACTTTAACCGCAAGCTGGCCCGCACGGTGATGAGCCAATGCGAAGCCGCGGAATTGTGGTACCTGGTCGAAGATGCCACGTTTTGGAAGCGTACAATCAAACAATCCGACAACAACCTGTTCAAACTCCGCGTGAAGCTGCTATCGCCCGAGAACGGCGACGGACTTTGGCCGTGGTTCGACGAGTACGGCGACATGATAGCCTTCTCACGCGAATACACAATCACAGATAGCGACGGCAAGGTATCGCCGCATTTCGACACGTGGACCAACACCATGCAGTACCAGCGCGTCAGCGTAAACGGAGAATGGGTGGTTACGGCGGTCGTTAATGTGCTGGGCAAGATACCGGTGATTTATTATTCGCAGGCAGAGGCAGAATGGGCGCAGGTACAGACCGCCATCGAACGGTACGAAACCAAGGTGAGCAACTTCGCCGACACGAACGACTATTTCGGCAGCCCCATGGTTAAGGTTATCGGGGAGGTGGCAAGCCTTCCGGACAAGGCCACCAGCGGCAAGGTGATCCAACTCACCGCCGGGTCGGACGCCGCGTACATGTCCTGGTCCTCGGCGCCGGAATCCGAAAAGCTGGAATTTGAACAACTCGAGAAGTTGATATATGCGATGACGCAGACCCCTAACATTTCCTTTGAGCAGATGAAGTCGATGGGTGGCGACATGTCAGGTTTCGCCATCAAGCTCATGTTCACGGACGCCCACCTGAAGGTTGAAAACAAGATCGAACTATTCGGGGAGATGTTCCAGCGTCGCATCAACCTCATTCAGCACGTTTGCGGCAAGGTCATCAACGTGCGCCTCGAGCCTCAGGTTGACCTGTTGTGGATCGAGCCGGTATTCACGCCATACCTTCCGAAGAACGTCCGCGAGGAGGTCGAGATACTGTCAGTGGCCAGGGCAAGCAAGCCGCTGATCAGCCAGCGCACCGCCATAGAGAATAACCCGCTGGTAGCCGAACCCGATCAGGAGGAGGAACGCATGAGCGAAGATACCGAGGCCGACACGGCAGCGATGACCAGGGAATTATCAGGAACATTTAACATTTGACGCCATGGCACTATTCCAGGGAGAAGCAAAGAAGTTCACCATCAAGATCACCGATTCGGACGGCGTGGTGGTGGATCCGTCCACGGTTGACGACGTGCGGGTGTGGATGTACGAGCAGAAGACCGAGACCGTTATCGACAAGTGGGCTATGGTTGCCGCATCGGGGTTCACGACCGCCGAGGTATCAACGGATACCGGAGGCGACCCGGTGATGGTAATTCACCTGGACGACGCCAAGACCGCCGTGGCGCCCGCAGGGAAGACCGTGATCCAGGTCACCGTGTACGACAAGTACCCTGACGGGAAAGACCTGATCTGCACCAAGAAGGGAATATACGCAATAACCAGGGAGGCGATGTCATGATTTACGATTTCTCCGTACATCCATTGGAATTTGAAGCGACCATCACCCCGGACGAAACTTCGGAATATGGTTTTTCGGTTGCGGAGGACGATTATGAGATCACCATATACGGCGATTGCCCGAATTACTTCCTGACCATCGAGGTTGACGAGATCAAGGAGAGCAACGTATTGGGTGAACCACTGTTTGTAGCATCGGAGGCATATTTGTTCGCATCTGGTGACAAGGACAAATTGACGAGCATCGCCGCCAGCGCCGAGGTGAATGTCAACGCCGACTGGAACGCTACGACCGGTGACGCCCTGATCCTGAATAAACCGGTGGTTCCGACGCTGTTATCGCAACTGACGCAGACCTCGGCATACCGCACGGTGACCGATACCGAGAAATCGACATGGAACAGCAAGGCGGACGGGAACCACAACCACGCCCTACTGTATGAACCTCTCGGCAAGGTAGTGTTACATGAATCGAGTTACGAACATACCCACACCACGCGCGGAACATATTTGTATCACGCCCAAGTAAAGGCATCGGACACGGCTGGTGACTGGCGGCAATATGCCGGAGCATCAGGGTTTTACACGCAGTATTGCACGGTAGGGAATGCAACGAAGGGTGGCGGCACATGGGTAACGAAATTCACGATTGAATTATGAAAACGGGCCATCAATATCATCGCGACAGTTTCGGGCAGATGCAGACCGTACTATCCGGCGTCACCACATGGACGCTCCGGGCGCTCCGGTCCACGAA